GTAGAGGAGTGTGAGGCTTCTATAGTAGCTGAAGCACGTAAGATTAAAGAGCAGTACAGTCACGCTACGATAGAGCCTAACTGTGTAGCTCTAAGCTACAATGGGGAGCCAGCGTAATGGCTAAGAAACCAGGCTTGTACGCTAACATACACGCTAAGAAAGCTCGTATTGCAGCAGGTAGTAAAGAGAAGATGCGTAAGCCCGGTACTAAGGGCGCACCAACAGCAGCTGCTTTTAAGGCTGCAGCTAAAACAGTTAAGAGGAAAAAGACATGAAGTGTACGTGTGGTAAGGGTGGCAAGTGTGACTGTGGTGGTATGCCTAAGAAGAAGATGGCATATGGTGGCATGGCTAAAAAAGGTTATAACAAAGGTGGTATGTGTGGTGCATCTAATCCAGCATCCCGTCCAGTAAAGAAGAGTAAGTAATGAAGTATTATCATAAATACCAAGAAGCACTGGAAGCTAAGGGCTACCGTGTAGATGAGCATGGTTACGTGTGGGACTCCCTGGGTAATCAATCTGCTGGTGAAGATAACTATGGCAACGTGCAGAGCAAAGACCCTAACGTCAATGCTATCTGTCATGAGGCTGACATTGCTGCTACTAAACCTGTTAAACGCCCAGCGCCTAAAGCAAAGAAGGATGTCGTAGTTGAGGATACTTTGGAAGTGGTACGAGCTAGGGATGAGAATGGACATTTCATTGCTGATGACCCCAGCACTCCTGATGTAAATGAAGCATGGGTAGTTAAGACAGTTAAGAAAGCTAAGAAGAAGTAATGTCTACATTTATTAACAGTAATAAGAGTGTACGTCCTCGCACTGTTAATGCTACGGGATTAGTGCGTGATCAGGAGGAAACACTTTATGTGTGTCCTGCTAACTGTAGATCACACATGAACCTCTTGTATATTACAAACACGGGGGCTGCATCTACTGATGTAGACGTTGAGTTTAACCGTGCAGACGGTTCTCATGTTCACATCTTAGGAGGTAAGAACATTAGTGCTTCTGAGTTTATCCAGTGGTCAGGTGCATACATTGTGCTTGAACCTGGTGATACTATTAAATTCACACCTTCAGGTAGTAATAACCCTCATGTAGACGTTATGGCTACAGTAGAAGAGTTCTTCGTACCTGTTGGATAACACATAGCGGGTATGCAAACTTAGTAGAGGTAAGCAGCGCTAACATGAGTATAACTATGTGTGTTCTAGCAATGAAGCTAGACTTAACACATAGGAACATACCATGTACGCACTAATCGTTAAAACATTCACAGACTTTCTCGCAAGTTTACAGAAAGCACAACAAGCCCGTGCTGACTACTGGATTCTAACCAACATGTCAGACAAAGAGTTACACGATATTGGTATTGCTCGTGGTGATATACGCAATGTCGTAGCAGGAAGTTTCAAGTAGTTTTGCTTTGTGTACTAGCCTTTATCTCGTTCAATCACGCATGGACTGAAAGTGGTAACAGGTTGTTTCAGTATTGTTACTACGACTGCGGCTTACCTAAGAATGGTGGATGGTACGACAGAGTGTACAGAGTAAGTTATAACTATGTATGCCCTATAGAGGTTAAGTTCAAATGATTGATCCCTTCACAGCTTTTGCTGCAGCACAGACAGCTGTATCCGCTATTAAGAAGGGTATTCAGTTAGGCAAGGACATTGGAGGCATCTCTAATGACTTAGCTAAGTTTGCTGGTGCTGTCTCTGATCTTAGCTTTGCACATAAGCAGTCAGAGAATCCACCTTGGTATGCTGTACTATTCGGTGGTAGCGGTCCTAGTGCGATGGACATCTTCGCTAAGAAGAAACAAGCGGAGGCTTTACGTGCTGAGATTAAACAGTATATTCAGTTTGCTTACGGGCAAAGTGCTTGGGAAGAGCTTCTCCATATTGAAGCGCAAGTACGTAAAGACCGTCAGAAAACTATGTATCGCAAGGCTGAGATTAAGCAGACTATTGTGGAGTGGAGCCTTGGTTTACTGGTTGTTCTATCAGGAATTGGTATTCTTGGCGTGGGGATTTATTTCCTTGGAAAGCAACAAAATAAATGGTAAGCTTAAGAAGTAACAGTAACTAAGGAAAACAACATGGCACGACAACTAACAGAGAATCAACAGAAGTTCTTGGAAGTACTCTTTGACGAGGCGGCTGGTGATGTTGTTCTTGCTAAGAAGATTGCTGGCTATAGTGACAAGACCCCTACACGTCTTATTATAGAGGCTCTCAAGGATGAGATTGCTGATGCTACACGTACACACTTTGCACGATCAGCACCTAGAGCTGTGATGGCTTTGGTTGGTGCATTGAATGATCCTACTGAGCTAGGCATTAAAGAGAAGATGGCTGCAGCAAAAGACTTGCTTGACCGTGCAGGACTTGGTAAGGTAGATAAAGTAGATGTATCGTCCTCTAGTGGCGGTGTATTTATTCTACCATCCAAGGAAGGCAAGAACGAGTAACAATGAAGCGACAATCTTTAGGGTACTGGCAACTGCCTAGACCCCATAGAGGTGAAGAGAAACAGTGGCACGTTATAGTTCGTACAACTAGACAAGTGCCATACGGTTATAGAATACACCCTGATAATAATAAACTACTAGAACCCATCCCTACTGAGCTTGAAGCATTAGAGCTTGCAAAGCGTCACTTAAAGCAGTATGGTTACAGAGAAGTTGCTATCTGGCTAACTAAGCAGACAGGGCGTTACATCTCACATATGGGTTTAAAGAAGAGGGTAGACATTGAGCGAAAACGTAAGACAACAGCTAGAATTAAACGCAAGCTTGCCCAGCGGCTCGAAGAAACGCTTACGGAAATCAAAAAGCTCGAAGAAGAAAACATCGGAGCCTACAGAATCATCGACTCCTCAGACGGTTGAACCTGTAGTAGAGCCAGTGTATGCTCAAGTTAAGCCAGCAGATCTTGATGTAGAAGCAGCTCAAGAGATCGTGTTTAAGCCCAATCCGGGGCCACAGACAAACTTCCTAAGTGCATCTGAAAGGGAAGTATTGTACGGCGGGGCAGCAGGCGGTGGCAAATCTTATGCCATGCTTGCTGACCCGTTACACGGTTTAGGTAGTCCTAACTTTAGTGGGCTGCTAGTACGACATACTACAGAAGAGCTACGTGAACTTATCCAGAAGAGCCAAGAGCTTTACCCTAAAGCCATACCTGGTATCAAATGGTCAGAGCGCAAGTCACAGTGGATCACTCCACAAGGCGGAAGGCTCTGGATGTCGTACCTAGACAAGGACATGGATGTTACACGCTACCAAGGACAAGCGTTTAACTGGATTGGCTTTGACGAACTTACACAGTGGCCTACACCTTATGCGTGGGACTACATGCGTTCTCGACTACGTAGCGCTCACAGTTCAGACTTAGGTTTGTATATGCGTGGTACGACTAACCCTGGTGGCGCTGGGCATGGTTGGGTTAAGAAGATGTTCATTGATCCTGCTCCTGCAGGTGAGCCTTTCTGGGCTACGAACATTGAGACAGGTGATACTATTGCTTTCCCTAAAGGGCATAGCCGTGAGGGTGAACCTCTTTTTAAGCGCAGGTTTATTCCTGCTAGTTTGTTTGATAATCCTTACCTAGCTGATACAGGCGACTATGAAGCCATGCTTCTGTCATTACCTGAGCATCAACGTAAGCAACTACTTGAGGGTAACTGGGACGTCAATGAAGGAGCTGCATTTCCTGAGTTTAATCGAAGAATACACGTTACTGAGCCTTACGATATTCCAGACTCGTGGCCTAAGTTTAGAGCTTGCGACTACGGTTATGGCTCCTACACTGGAGTTCTCTGGTTCGCTGTATCACCAAGTGAACAGCTGGTTGTCTACAGAGAGTTATATTGTTCTAAGGTTACAGCTACTGATCTAGCAGATATGATCTTGGAAGCTGAAGCAAATGATGGTACTATACGTTACGGAGTGTTGGACTCCTCTCTCTGGCATAAAAGAGGTGACACAGGTCCATCACTAGCAGAGCAGATGATTATGAAGGGGTGTCGCTGGAGACCATCTGATCGCTCTCGTGGTTCACGGGTAGCAGGTAAGAACGAGATCCACAGACGTTTGCAGGTAGATGAACACACAGAAGAGCCTAGACTTGTATTCTTCTCTAACTGTATTAGCACAATAGCACAGCTACCTATTATCCCGCTAGACAAGAGAAACCCTGAAGACGTTGACACTAATGCAGAAGATCACTTGTATGACGCATTGCGGTACGGTATCATGACAAGACCTCGTAGCTCTATCTGGGACTTCAACCCAGCAACACAAAACTCTGGCTTTCAGATGTCAGACCCTAGCTTTGGATACTAAATAAATGGCAGATATAGATGACCTCTCCTACGAAACAGATGAAGTAGTTGCAGCTGAAGAGCAAGAAGATAGTTTGTTCGAGAATGTTAGCAGCATTGTTTCATTTGTTACAGAGCGTTTCAATAGAGCTGAGGATGCACGGCAGGCAGATGAAGAACGTTGGCTACGTGCTTACCGTAACTATCGTGGTATCTACGGGCCTGATGTACAGTTTACTTCCTCAGAGAAGTCTAAGGTATTCGTTAAAGTAACTAAGACAAAAGCTCTTGCAGCCTATGGTCAGATTGTTGACGTACTATTCGGTAACAACAAGTTCCCACTCTCTGTAGATCCTACCGTACTGCCAGACGGTGTAGCAGAGTCTGTACACATTAACTTAGATCCAAACGCTGAGAAGGCTACGGATGAACTGTCCTCTGCTTTCACTAACGGAACGCCTAAGCCTTACCTTATTGGTCCTGACACAAAGCTTCA